AAACAAAGATGAAGGATGTTCCTATGAAATACAATCATATGGACTCCTTTTTAATTTTAGCAAGAACAAGAAACCAGTCCCTTCAATTATCAGTTGATTCGCAAGGACTAAAAGTCCGAGCTGAATTATTAGATACGAATACAAACCAGGACATCTATAAAATGGTAAGAAGTGGGTTGTTGGATAAGATGAGTTTTGCTTTTACGGTAGATGAACAAGTATGGAACCGTGAAGGTAGAATTCCAAAAAGAACTATTACAAAGATAGAACGATTGTATGATGTGTCGGTTGTGGATACTCCGGCTTATGATGCAACTAGTATATACGCTCGTTCTTTAGAATCTATGGAGTTAGAACTAAAGGCTATGGAGTTAGCAGAGCAAGAACAAAATGCAAGTATTATCAAAAAACGTATCAAAATCAAATCACAAATTTAAAAGGAGAAAAAACAATGAATTTAGAACTTAGACGTAAAGAAATCGAATCAAGACTGACTGAAATCAGAAGTCTTGTCGATAATGAAACAGATATTACCAAACTAGAAGCTTTTGAAACGGAAACGACTGAGCTTCAAGAAGAAAGAAGTGTTATTGATAAGAAAATGGCGATTGCTAGTAAAACAGAAATCAAGCCAATCGTTATCGATAACAGAACTAAAATTGACAAAGAAAAACTAGAACAACGTGGAGCTAGTTTACGTGAATCAAGAGTTATTCAAGTATCAAGTGAAGAAATCTTACTACCTGATCACACTGCTTCAGGATTAGATCCATTACCATTTAGACAAGTTTCAACACTTGTGGATCGTGTTAATGTTATCAACCTAAACGGTGGAGAAACGTATAAAAAATCATTTGTTAAGAGTAATGGTATTGCTGGGACTACGCTTGAAGGACAACCTTACAGTGAAACAGAACCAGCATTTGGTTATTTGACAATTTCCAAAGTGAAGATTACTGCTTATACAGAAATTACAGAGGAACTTGAAAAATTACCAGCGATTCCTTACCAAGCAGAAGTGTTACGTAACATTAATATTTCATTGAAAAAGAAAATTAGTGAACAAATCTTACGTGGTGCAGGAACAACCAATACATTCACAGGAATCTTTAGTGATGCAGCTGTAGCACTTGCAGATACTACACCACTTGAAATTGAAGCAATCACTGATTCAACACTTGATGATATTGTCTTTGCTTATGGTGGAGATGAAGAAGTCGAAGGTGGAGCAGTACTTATCTTGAATAAGAATGACTTACGTGCATTTGCTGGATTGAAAACACCTGAAGGTCGAAAAGTACACACAATTGATTACGTCAACAAAACGATCGATGGTATCCCTTATATCATTAACTCAAACTGTAAAGCTATCTCAGATAGTAATACAGCCGCTGGAGAGTATGGGATTGCATACGGTGCACTTACAAATTATGAAGTACCTGTATTCTCACCAGTTGAAATCGGTAAATCAACTGATTACAAATTCAAAGATGGAATCATCAGCTACAAAGCATCAGTATTCACTGGTGGTAACGTAGTCGGTTACAACGGATTCCTACGCATCAAAAAGAAAGCTGCAGCATAATAGTAGCCTAGACTAAATTAAGAAAGGATTGATCTCATGGCAATATTAGACATCGTGAAAAAAGCATTACTTATCCCCCAATCAGAATCATATGCTGACGATGAACTATCAACTCATATTAGTAGTTGTAAAGCATACCTAACGAGCTGTGGGATTGATCCTTCTTATATAAACGATGAATCAAATCCAATGGTTAGTACAGTGATTATAATTTATGTGAAGACGTTTTTTGGCTTTAAGAATGATGGGAGTGCAAAAGAACTACCTAAAACATTTGATATGTTGGTAGGACAGATTGCATTAACAAAAGGAGCAGATGAAAATGTATCCTAATTCACCAAACATTAGATTGAAACTACTAACCATGGATTTGGTTCAAAATTCTATTGGTTCTTCAACATACCAACTTATAAACTCGAAGGAAGTAATAGGTATAAACTTCAGCATCACATCGAATGAATACTATGAAAGTAAACGATCAGATATAAGAATCGATGTAGCACTTAAAATTCAAAGTTTCTTGTACGATGGTAGCAAATATGCAGACATTGCAGGATACATCTATAAGATTGAACGAACGTATCAAATCGGGCAGTTCATTGAACTCTACTTGAGTAAAACTAAGATTAGAAAGAGTGACATCATTGATTACGCTTGATGAACTTGGAGTAGCTATATCTGAAATAGTAGAAGAGTATGCTGAAGAGATAATTGGAAAACTTGAAAGACGACTTGATGAAACTGCTCTGGAAATCGTGAAGTATATCAGTACTCATGCACCAAGAAGTGGTGGTTCCAAACCATTTGCAGATTCATTCGTTGCAGAACCTCAAGGTAATGGAATCAACAAGACGATTGTTATCTTCTCAAATGAAAAAGGAAAACTGACACATTTACTAGAATTCGGTTTTACACACCGTAGTGGTAAGTATGTAGGACCTAGACCATTTATGCGTCCAGCGTTTGATTTGCTTACTCCTAAAATGCTACAAGATATAAAATCAATTATTGAAAAAGGTGATGATTAATGCAAGAGAAACTAGAAGCTTTATATGACACACTCAATTCTGTTTTACCAGGTAAAGTGTCATATGGAACAAGAGAAGGGCTAGAAAATGATACAAATTATATCATCTACCAAGAACTTAGTAATCGTTCAATTGTGTATGCTGATGATAGAGTTGTTGCAAAGGTAGCTACATTTCAAGTCAGTTTGATCACTGAAAAGAAGAACTTAGGATTAGAAGAACAGTTAGAAGCATCCCTATATTTTATGGGATATGAATTTGAATTATTATCTGAATTTGTCAATGAAGACAGTTCAGTTAACAGAGTATATGAAATCAAACAGGAGGTATTTTAAATGAGTAATAAAGTCACATTTGGTTTAACAAACGTACACTATGCACTCGCAACTCAAGCAGAAGATGGTAGTTGGACCTTTGCTACACCTAAACGTTTAGAAGGTGCACAGGAGATTACAACCGAAGCCATCGGTGGAAGCACACAAGTGTATGCTGATGATAAGGTGATCGCAACTCTAGTGTCTAACTCGGGAACAACAGTTACCTTAAAATTCACTGAGATTGATGATGTGTTTAAAAAAGACATCTTTGGAGTTTTAGAGGATACAAATGGAAATCTTGTAGAGGTAGTAAATGGCGAAACAAAGACATTTGCGTTAGGATATGAAATTCAAGGAGATATCAAAGCAAGACGTATATGGTATTTCTTATGTACAGCGACACCTTCAGGAGATGCAAGTAAATCAAAAGCTGATTCTATTGAAGCAAATTCAATTACATTGAACATTACAGCTAGACCTATTGAATCTGGAAACAATCTAATTTTAAGAGTCATAGCGGGTGTGGGAGATACGAACTATGCAGCATTCCTAACTACAGCACCAGCACTACCAACGTTTATTTAAGGAGATAATCTAACATGGAAAAAACACTTAAACTTGGTGATAAGGATTATCGCCTTCATTCATCGTTATTTACAATTATTGACTATCGTAATGTGTTCTCAACTGAACTATTTAGCGATATCAAGAAACTAGAAAAGTCAAACATCAAAAAAGAGGATGATTTATCAACAGTTATTGATACAATCTTCCGAATCATCTATGTGTTACATCGACCTTTCAGTAAACAATCATACAACGACTTTTTGATGTCGTTGGATTTTTCTATTTTAAGTAATCAAAACGAACTTGAAAATCTGACGAATACGATTGGTGAAATGCTCGGAACGTTTCAAAAAGGATCCACACCCAAGCCACCAACAAAGAAATGACGAAGTAAATGTAACTGCTAATATCATCTTCAATCTCGCACACTTGGGTATTTCAGTTGAAGATACGAAAACTTTCGATCTAGATACTTATTTTGAAATAGTAGAACTTGAGTTGAATGTGATTAATGGGAAACAATCCATCAAAAGAGCTACGCAAAAAGATATAGATAAATTCTTATTATAGGAGGTAAGCATTAATGGCAGAGACTGTTAAAGGATTAAATATTAAACTAACCCTTGATGGTAAGGATTTAGAAAATGAATTAAATGGAATCAAGAAAGATTTAAAAGAGCAAAATAAAGATTTACGTGCGATTAATACAAACCTTCGTTATGATAGTACAAATTTAGATTTATGGAAACAAAAACAGTCCAAACTAAACGATATATTAGTCCAAACAAAAAAGAAACTTGAAACACAGAATCAGGAACTCGAGCACGCTAAAAAAGCTGTTCAAGTTGGTGATATGAGTCAAGAGGAATTTAATAAACTAAAACGAAATGTCCAATACACCGAAGCTGAAATAGCAAAGATGAATGGACAGTTAGAAAAAACATCAGATAAAATCAAACAATTGAGTAATGCTAACTTCGAAAAGATAGGTAAACTTGGTTCAACATTAACGAAAAGTGTAACGGTACCTATTTTAGGTGCCGTTTCTGCTTTAACAGCCTTTTCTATAAAGACTGCTTATACTGCAGATGAGATTGGCGATACTGCTCAAAAACTAGGTTTATCGGCTGAACAGTTTCAAGAATGGAATCATGTCGCAACCATTATGGGTACTTCAACAGAATCCATGTCTAAAGCTTTCATGAAGGTAAATGGAATCCTTGGAGATATTGCTACTGGTAATGGCGATAAGGTTGCTGATAATTTGGCACTTATTGGTCTGACGATTGATGACTTGAAAGGGAAAAATGCTGATGAAGCATTCGAACTAATTAGAAATGCTTTAGGAAATGTAGCGGATGAATCAGTACGTGTTGGTGTGGCTAATGAGTTCTTCGGTGAGAAAATAGGTACTGAAGTATTACCGATTTTGTCAAGTGAAACAGAAGCTATAAATGGACTTCGAGAAGAAGCAAGAGAGCTTGGTATTGTTACGAATGAACAAGCCTCACAAGCAGGAGAGTTTACTGATGCACTAGATCGTACGAAACAAGCAGTGTCTAGTTTGGGTGTTGACTTAGCAAGTACGCTATTACCAGTTATCCAGGAGTTGATTATTAAAGTAAGAGATAATGTAATCCCTACATTAAAAGACTGGATTGATAAGTGGGATAACATGGATTCAGGAACCAAGAAAATCATTGCAACTTTAACTGGACTTGTAGCTGCAATAGGGCCAGTGTTATCTGTTGTTGGTAAAGTTGGACCACTCCTCAATGCTGGATCAATGGCACTTAAAGCTGTGGGAACTTCTGGAATATTTGCAGGTGTTGGAATTAATGCAGCTACATTAGGAATTGGTGCATTGATTGCCATTTTAGCAATGGCACTATTTCAAAGTGAAGAATTCAAAGCATTACTTGGAAGACTCATGGAAACGTTCATGCAGTTACTTCCACCTATCTTAGCGATTGTCGATAGTTTAATGACTGCCTTACAACCAATCCTAGATGTAATCATCGATTTGGTTGTTATGTTAGTTGATCTTTTAGTTCCAATACTTGATGTTATTCTCATGCCACTCATCACACAAATTCAAATGTTCGCTGGTATTTTAGAAGCTTTAGCACCCTTGATTACCGTTGTAGGTGAAGTATTAAATGCAATATTAGTTCCAGCAATCAATGTACTTAAAACAGTACTAGAACCAGTGCTCAAAGTAGTACAGAAGATTGTAGAATTTATCCAAAAAATATTCGAGTGGATTGGAGACCTACCTTCAAAGATTGGTGATTTTGGTGGTAAAGTTAAAGATACTTTTTCAAACGTAACTGAAGGAATTTCAAACATTGCAAACAAAGTAACTGATGGTATTAGTAATTTTGCGTCTAATGCTGCTGATAAAGTGAGTGGGTTCTTTGGTGGAATTGGTGATTTCTTTGCTGATACATTTAACTTAAAAGGATCTAGCACAGTCAATAATTCAAACTCTAATACATCAACAAGCAATACAAACAACATCACGATAAATACAACATCACCAACCTTTGATGTAGATTCCATCAATAAGGCATTAGGAGGTAGCGTGATATGATCAGACAATTTTATCTAGAAAATGAATACGGCGATATCTATTACTTTAATCATAAAAATCAAACACTTATCTCTCAGGTGAGTGGGCTAGGCTTTTCACTAGATTTGAAGTACTTAGAATATAGCCGTTTCTATTCTCGTTCAGAATATAATATTCCACTATCGGAGATTTCAGAAACATTAATCTTTCTAAATGGATATCAAGGATATAAGTCTTTCGTGGATTTTATCAGTAAAAGTAATAAAGAGTATAAACTTCATTATCAAAATGATGCTTTTAGTGCTTACTGTTATGTTGATATTGCTAGCTTATCAAAAGCAGAATTAGTTGCAAGTACGATTCAAAGTAATATTGTCTTTAAGAAGTTATCACTGTGGTTGAAAGAAAAATCGTATGAGATTATCGCTAATGGATCATCCAGTGGGAAAGTTTATCCTTACGCTTATCCATATTATTATTCAAGTTCTTATGAGGGAAAAGTATTTATAAGAAATGAAGGATTAAATGATGCACCGATTGTGATTGAAATGATAGGTAGTGTTCTTGATCCAGAAGTACTGATAAAGAAGAATGGAGAAGTGGTATCTGTATTACGCTTGTATTTAACTGCAGACGATATAACCATTACCATCAACTCTATTCCAAGCAAACAAGAAATGGTGATGGATGAATCAGGCGTTGTTACTGACATATATGGTTTACAAGACTTTGAAGAAGACAATTTTATCTTCCTTGATCATGGGGATTATGAAATTGAATTCAAACCAGGCGTCGCTACAGAATCGATTTGTAGAGTAACCATACTAGAAGGTTATTTAGGTATATAGGATATGAAACTATTATTTCTAGATCGTAGTACACTGCAGTATAGAGATAACGCATACGTCAGTAACCAGTTTGAACTCGCTCTTGATATGGTACTTATTAAAAGATCAACATTCAAAGTTAATAAAACAAACATTAACTGTAACATTGGAGATATTGTTGTTCTTAAAAATGAAGTCTATTCATATATAGGAATCTTGGAAAGTATCGAACTAAATGATGATTATACTACGAACATAAAGTCTCTCGATATCAGGGAGATTTTTAATTTAGATATACCAGCAACAAGTTTTACTGGTGACCTTGCAGATTACCTTTATCAAATTATCACTGACTATTTCAAGAACAATTCAGATCAAAAACAGAACCTATCCTATTTGACTGTAAGCAAAGAAACAAGTATATCAGGAAGTCTTAGTTTTGAAACAGATAACATCATCAATATGTCAAAGATTTTTGAACTTGTTTCAAAAGGATATGGCATCAGCTTTAACACTGATGTTACATATCTTCGAGGTCGAATTACAGGTATTATCTTTAGAATTGTTAGTGTGAATCAAGGCATGGTCATTAAGAGTGATTTTTCATCTATCTTGAATGTAGAAACCAATGATTCAAACAGTCAACTTGTCAATAAAATCGTTTATTATCCAAGAAGCGATAATCAAATCTATCTATCAATCAAGACATATTATTTACTAACAACTGGAGAAATCACAGAAGATGGTACATCAGATAATAGATACACAAGTGTCATGGCTAAGAGTTATATCTATACCGATAATGATTATGAAACATTAGAAACCAAAGCAAGAAGTAATATGGTAACATCTAAACTTGATCACAATATCACATTTACAATTGACATGAAAAACAAGGTATTTATCTTATTTAATAATATTCATCTTGGTGATTATGTCTCTTTTATTCATAAAGGGAAAACATATGAATCAGTGATTACTGGAATCACATTTAAAGATTCACTCAATTATGCACTGATTACGTTAGGAGAATATCGTGTGAAGCTAACAGAAAAAATTCAACTGCTCAGTAAAAATACAAGTAGTGGTTCAACAAGTAATATCACAATTACCAATACAGATATCGATGGAGGTGAGTTCTGATGGGATTACAGAAAATAACATTTGAAGGTGGTAATGTCACATCAAAGATGGATTCCGATTTATATCATTTTCTATTTTCAAGTGATGTTGGAATTTTAAAAGGATTAAAAAGTGAATGCGGCTATACATTAGCCAATAATACCATTACATTTAGTGATGGTTATGCTTCAGTGTATGGAAGAATCATCTATCTTGAAAATCAGACAACGATTGGAGTAACACCAGATTCAAGCAAATATGGATATGTTGTCTTGGGTGTTAATACTTCTGACAACTCAATCAGTTTATATTTAAAAGAACAAACTGGAAGCTACCCATCATTAACAGTAACTAATCTTCTAACAACAGATGGACTATATGAAATTGCCTTATGTGCTTATACAAAGACGACAACATCAGTTACTTTAACGAGCTATTCAAGAAAACTTATCAGTAATGACAGAACCAAAGTGGATGATCTTGACGATGAAATATTAAGCCGTTATTTACCAAAGAGAAGAACATTGACTCTAGTAACGGCTGGTACTTATCGTTTTTCTGGTACAAGTTCAGTTGAACTAAGAGATTCAATTATCTATGTGACAATTAATAATCATACTGTAGTCACATTTCCTGGTGAACAGATGTTCTTATTTGTAGGATCAAATACTTCGATTTCATATCGATATGCATCAAGTGATTATTCTCTTAGTGTTGTATATCAAGATGGAATTGTCACGTTGACAACTGGAAACACAACACACAATATAACAAGTGTGTTTACGAAAAAATAGGAGGAATTTAAATGGCTACAATTCAAATAAAGAGAAGAGCAACTGCAGGAACTGGACCATTAACCGGAACGATAGGAACTGTCAAAGCTGGAGAACCACAAGTTGATTTTAGTGGTGAACATTTATATATAGCAAAAGCAGACAAAGTGGCAAGTGTATCAGTACCACTCGCTGAATCAGATTACTTAAAAATACCAGGAGTTTCTAAAATTGATGATCAAATTGATACAAAAATAACTGCACTCAACTTAGGAACTGCATCAACAAAGAACACAGGGACTGGAAGTGGGAATGTACCTATTCTTGATGCAAGTGGGAAATTGGCAGATAGTGTAGTTCCAAAAATCGCTATGACAAACACATATGTTGTTGCAAGTCAGACAGCTATGCTTGCTTTATCAAACGCACAGGAAGGTGACGTTGCAGTTAGAACCGACTTAAATAAATCATTTATCTTAAAGGCATCACCTTACTCAACGCTTGCTAACTGGCAAGAACTTTTAACACCAACTGATGCTGTAACCAGTGTTAATGGCTCAACTGGTGCTGTAACGATTTCACTTGCTGGACTTGGTGGTGTTGCATTAACTACATACAATACTCACGTTGCATCTAACCTTCATTTAACATCTGACCAAAGAACAATACTTAATAATGTAAAAGATGTTCAGATTTTTGATACCGATGGTATAAGTTTGGCATCATCAGCAACAGACTATGCAAATTCAGTAATTGTTGATGGATTAATATATTACCCAATCGTCGACTCAAACTATACACCGACTAGAATTACGTATAAGTTGGGTATTGATGAAACCAAAGTTCTACAACCATCCTCAATTATTGATGGTGGTACATATTAATGGCTATTATTAGAGTCAAACGTGGTACTACAACTCCAACAACATCTAACCTATCATACTTAGGTGAGCTTGCGTTTGACTATTCAAACGAGACATTATACGCAAGAGGAATATCATCTGTAGTAAAAATAGGTGGTGCTTTAGAACAAGTATATTTTTATCAAGGATACTCCTATTATCATAGTTTGACATATCCATTTGATCCGGATTACATTTATAAAGTTCATGTGATTGCATCAACTCAAGGAACTTCAACAGACTCATCTGATACGTATATTTACTATCGAACATCTAGTAACTCAAGTTTATATGGGGCATATATCAATCATCACTTAAATACCGAAGATACTGTTCATGATAAAAGATCTAGTACAAATACAACAGCGAAATACATTGAGGATAGTTATGCAACCGGACCGACAATTACGAGTGGAATTACAAAGGTCATAGATTTTGAGATTTCACCGACATTTAAAGCGAACTATGTAGATACACAAGTCTGGGTAGCATATGGAAAAAGTATGACGACACTTTCTGGACAAGGTAATGGATCTATTAAGATGGTTGATTTTGTTCATACTGCTTATGGAGACTTAGGCGCTTTGTATATCAATCCAGGTATGTCTGTTGGCTCACCTGATAGTATTTCAGTAACAATTTATAGAATGAAAAGAAAGTAGGAGTCATTATGGCAATTATTAAAGAACTAAAAACGAAGTTTGGAGTTGGTGCATCATATCATCGAATTACAGCATTCAATATCAGTTACTCCAATAAAAAAATCACCATTTGCGTGGCTTCATACTTAACAAAAGAAGCACGAGCGGGTAAGAGTGAGCCAATAGAAGAAGTTGATATATCAATTCCAATCGCTGATTTTAAGTTATTTTTAGGAGTGAATCCGATTGAAGCAGGATATGGTTGGCTCAAACAAAATGTCATTGGATTTGAAGATGCGGTCGATGATTATGATGTCGTTGAACCACCTATTCCAGAAATACCAGAGGAGGTTGAACCTAATGAATGAGTTATATCGAATAGTTGAAGGAGTGTTTCCAAATACGGAGATACTCCTTATTTATTATGGTGGATCAATAGCATATGGGATCAACAGTGACTCAAGTGATAAAGATGTCACAGTAGTCTTAGATGGATTTAATGGTACCCTTCATCTATATATTGGTACGATA